GAGCAAATACAGCGAGAATTACTCGCTACGGTGACAAAAGACCGAGAAACTTTTGAGGGCTACTTAGACGGAAAGGGGCTTACCCCTGAAGAGAAAATCTATTATATGAATATATATGATAGTGAGGTTGCACCCCAGCAGGGTAATGCACAGAATACTCCTCAGGCAACTAAGCAGCAAGGACAGACACTTCCGTCCACTCAGTCAGCAAATCCCATAAGGGAATCCTGGATGAGTCAAAAGGACCAAGAAGTAATGGCTAAATTTGAAGCACAAGCACAGGCTTCTAAGGAGTTCTTTAACAGGGACGACAACAAGGACCTAACTCCTGTGGCACGTAATGCGATAATCGCACAGGCAGAATACTTTGATTTAGAAAAAGGTATGAGTCCTAGTGAGGCACTAAATGCTGCTAGAAGGGTAGTTTTGTCTCCTGAGGAAATTCAGGAAGAGGGTTATGTTGAAGCTGTTAGAGACAGTATGATTGGAGTAAACAGAGGAATGAGTGGTTCAGGTAGTGGTTCAAAAGGCAGTGCCTTTACACTCCCCAAGAAACACCAAGCCTTTGTAGAACAAGAAATACGCAATAGAGGCTTGAAAGACAAAGAAGCCGAGGAGTATAGGCAAGCCTATGCTTTAAGGCTCGCTCGAAAGAGTGAATAGTTAATTTAGAAAACTAACAATATGAAAATTGTAAAATATGGTGACGGTGCATCCGCCAGACCAGCTGAACTTTTTACTATGTTGGGTGGTGAAGCCTATTTCATAGGTGGAGCTGTCAAACTAGCAGGGGGAACAGTACAGTCCGCCGATGCAGTTACTGACCCAATTTATGGAATTTGCGTAGGATTTGTTGGTGCAGATGGAAACACTCCCTATAAGAATTTACTTGCAGGACAGAAGAATGCAGGTGATACTTATGTAGATGGAGTTTCTTTGAAACCAGTTAGTGGTAACGCTATTGGTCTAAGAATAAAAGTTGTTCCTGTTCAGCCTAACGATGTCATAAGAGGACTCGCTAATGCTGACGTTGGTGCAACAGCCGCAGCCAAAAAGGTAGGAAACTACATAAACGTTTCGACCACAGCGTCAAGCGAATTTGGCAAAGCAACTGCAACCTCAGCAAAAGAGCAGTTCCTGATTGTTGGACATCCTGGAAAGGGCAGTCCAAGAGCTCTCGATGTGAAAGTCGTAGAGGGTCAGATATTTGGACAGTAGTCCAGAATTTATTTAAGATAATTTGATGATACAATGGCAACACATTTAACAAGTACACATCCAGAGCTAACAGCTCCTGGGATTGAGATGTGGATGGAAGAGGAAGCCAAGTTGTATTCTCCTATATTTCCTAAGGTCTTTACCTTAGAGTCCACTTCAAGACTTTATGAGGACGATTCCAGCATTGCAGGGATTGACTTCTTAGAGGAAGTTGGTGAGGCGGCAGCGTCTCCTGAGGACGAGTTCTTAATTGGGTATATGTGGAGATACCAGCAGAAGGTATTTAAGAGAAAAATATCAGTTTCCAAACTACTTCGACAGACTGACCTTTATAACAAGGTTAAGGAAAATTCTAAGGAACTTTCTAAGAAGGCTGTTCAGAGTAGAGATGTTCAAGCATTCTCTATTTTCAGGCAAGCATTTGGAGCTACTCCAGTTTATGGTGATGGTAAGAATCTTATTTCAGTCGCACACCCAAGAAAAGATGGTGGGGCTGCACAGAGAAATACCTTCATTGATGGTGTTCAGAGAGCACTTTCTTATGAGAACCTCAAATTACTTGAGGATGTACTAATTGAGGTTTACTCCAACAAGGGTATTCCTATTGATGTAGGTCTTAACTCTCAGTTGATGTTAATGGTAACCCCATACAACAGAGAGGCAGCACTACAGATTGCCGAGGCAGATGGAACTCCAGGCACAGCAGATAACTCAGTTAACTACTGGAAAGGGAGAAACGTTGACGTCTTGGTCAATCCTTACATTTCTTGGAGATTTGCTTATAAGATGGGTGAAACCACTTCTACAGACCGTGAGGCTTGGGATAAGAGATACTTCTTACTCGACCCTTACTATGCTAAGAAGGTATTGAAGTTCAAACAACTTCAGGACTTCGAAGTAAACGCATGGGAAGACGATGACACTGATGTATGGTTTGCAAAAGTCAGAGATGTCTTTGCAGTCGGAATCAGTGGTTGGTATGGCATCGCAGGTTCATTGGGCGATGGGACAACCTACTCAGCATAACCAAGGCTTGTGACACCCTGGTGGGAGGTGTAAATCCCACCCCTTTAAGTTAAGTTGACCGAGTAGGTGAACCTCGGCTAAAAGAGATTAACTTTATTTTTTAATTCTAATGAGTACAAGAATAGGTGGAAAAATCTATACGACTCACACTGGGGTAAATGCCAGTGACGGCTTTTCTATAAACGGCAAACAGATAATTGATAGTGAGGGCAACCTTATTGTTAAGAGTATTTCTGTTGGTTTAGGTGGAACTGCTATTAAGATAGTAAACTCTACGGGGGACATTTCAGTAGCAACGGGTCCAACAGGTCCAACGGGTCCAACAGGTCCAACGGGTCCAACAGGTCCAACGGGTCCTACAGGTCCAACAGAAAGTTAGTATAGACTTTTGACACAACCCTACAGGCACTGACCTCTGGGTTGTGCTGAGAAGTTTATTACAGGACATTGATGTCATGACAAGGTTATGTTAGTATAAGGTAATAATATATTACCAATACAGTATGGCAGACAAAAAATCCCCAACTATATGTGCTGCACTAATAGTCAAGAACGAGGAGGCAATGCTTGCTCGTTGTCTAGACTCTCTTAAGGGTGTAGACGAAATAGTAATAGCCGATACAGGCTCAAAAGATTCCACAGTAGAAATAGCGAGGAAATACACGGACAAGGTGTATACGGAGTATGAGTGGGAAGACTCCTTTGCAAAGGCTAGAAACTTTGTTAAGGGTAAAGTCCCTAAGGAGTATGACTGGATACTTAACATAGATGCTGATGAGGTACTTAATGAGTCAGTAGAAGAGGTGAGAAAGGTTTTAGCAGGGGTAGGAGAGGAATATAGTAGGGTTTTAATAACGCTAATAGGAGAGAACTCTAATGACACTCATTACTTCCCAAGAATATTTAGGAATGATGAGGGGGTGCATTGGGGAGGGGACGCACATAATTATGTAGAAGACAGCAAGGGGAGAAAGCAGTTTAATGCTAAGGATATGATTTCCACAACTTATGGTTATTCTCCTGCACACCAATTAGACCCAGAGAGGACACTTAGGATTCTTAAGAAAGCAGTAAAGGAAGACCCTGAACTGGCAAGGGAAAGGTACTATTTAGCAAGGGAGTATTATTACAAAGGGGACTGGAAGAGGGCAATCAAGGAATACGACGAGTATATTAAAAGGAGTGGTTACCTAGCTGAGAGGAATGATGCTTATCTTATGAGGGCAAGGTGTCTTGCAGAATTGGGTAAGTATAACGAAGCCTGTGACAGTGCGTGGGAGGCGATTAAATACAACACACACTTCAAGGAAGCCATTGAGTTTATTGCAGACCATATGGACGAGGGGAATGCTAAAAGGTGGAGGGAGTTCGCCCAAGGTGCGACCAATCAAGGAGTATTGTTTGTAAGAGAGAAACAAGTGGAACAGGATTTTATAGTAGGACAAGACAATAGGTTGAGACCAGTAGGGGAAGACAGTATGCTCCCTATGGATTTGAATAAGGATGGATTGTTTTACTTTGAAAACTTACTGCAAAGAAAGGATAAAATAGATGTACTGGAATGGGGTACAGGCAAGGGAACAAAGTATTTCACAGAACTTTTGGACAATGCAGGGGTTGATTACACTTGGACTGGAATGGAGCATGACGAGAGGTGGTATGAGCAAGTCAAGCAGTGGTGTGGGAAAAACAAGAGGGTGAAGTTAGTCCTTGCTGATAAGGATAGTGAGGAATACCTAAAACCCAAGGGGAAGTTTGATTTGATTTATGTGGATGGGAGAAACAGAGTTAAGTGTTTGCAACACGCAAAGACAATACTTAAGCCAGATGGGGTGGTATTACTCCACGATGCACAAAGGACAAGGTATTCAGAGGGGTTCAGGGGCTATGATTGGAGGTATATTGG